GTGTTGACTGTATAGCAACGGAAATATCCAAGTTGCAGCCGAGACACATAAGAACAACGAACGGAATACAGACAACAGTTAATAGTAGCATCAACCGCTTGTTTAAGTTCGCGCCGAATGAATTGATGATTACCAAGGATTTTCTTGAAAAAGTAATATGGCAATTGTATTTAAATTACAATAGCTTTATTTATCCGATATACGACATCGTAACAGATGCCCGTGGTAATACGAGTAGGTACTATACTGGTTTTTACCCGCTGAATCCGACACAAGTTGATTTTATGCAGGATGAAACCAATAAGCTATTTGTAAAATTCTACTTTCCCAGCGGGCAAAATTTTACACTGGCATATTCTGATGTTATTCACCTCAGAAAAAAATATTCCGTCAACGATTTAATGGGCGGCGGGATGACTGGCCAACCTGACAACGCCGCACTACTTAAAGTTTTAGAGATCAACGATACAGTTTTACAGGGCATAGGCAAAGCAGTAAAAACTACTTTGTCAATCCGCGGCCTGCTTAAAATTAACACTATGCTTGATGATGAAAAACAGCAGAAGGAGCGTCTGAGATTTGAGGCTGCGGTAGCTTCCGGGGATAGCGGTATTATAACGCAGGATTTGAAGGGTGACTACACACCTATCACTATTGATCCTAAACTGCTTGACGAGGAAACAATAAAGTTTCTAGATAACAAAGTTTTAAGAAACTTCGGGGTAAGTCTGGCAATTATAGCCGCTGACTACACCGATGAACAGTACCAAGCTTTTTACGAAAAAACTCTCGAACCTATTCTGATCGGCATGGCTCAGGCGTTTTCAGTTTGTCTATTCTCACAGCGCGAACTTGACGTAGGAAACGAGATAGTCATGTATTTTAAAAACATGATGTATTTAAGCACTGCATCAAAGTTGAAACTACTGGAATCTGCAGGAGCGCAAGGATTACTCACGGATGATCAAAAGCTTGCTATCCTCGGTTATCCTCCGCTTGATGATGGGACTGGTAGCAGAAGAACAATGTCGCTGAACTATGTATCAGTTAACACGGGCCAAAGCACCACAGGTAAACACGACTTAAGGAGGTGGTTAAAATATCTAAAACAGCCGACAGATTAAAACGTTATTTCGAAGTGCAGGAAATGAGGGCGCTTGAACCGACAGCAGAAGAACCCGGAGCGATGGTTGAAGGTTTGGCCATAGCTTATGAAACCAGTACAAACGTGGGTAATTGGTTCATAGAAGTTATCAAAAGAGGCGCGCTTGATGGAGCTGATTTGAAAGACGTACCACTATTTGTGCATCACAAAGGACAAGCAATACCCTTGGCCCGTAGCCGCAACAATAACGTCAATTCTACGATGCAGCTAACCGTGGATGACAGGGGTTTAAATTTCCGCGCTAAGTTGGATATTGAAAACAACGCTGAAGCTAAGGCGTTATATTCCGCTATCCAACGGCAGGATATAACTGGGATGTCTTTTTCTTTTAGTGTCAAGGACGCTAAATGGTTGAATTTAGACTCCGACTTACCAACTAGGGAAATATATAAATTCTCCAAGATCTATGAAATATCAGCTCTATGGTCTCCTCAGTACGACGAGACAAACATAATGGCTCGTGACGAAGCACTGGACAGTGTGGATAAGCAGGCATTGGAAAATGCCAGGTCAAAGCAGGGGTTGGATAACTCCAGTAACGAGTTAGAGATGCTTAAATTAAGAACACAAATTCTTGCAAAGGCAGGTAACTAAAAATGAATAAGAAAAAACTACTTGCATTGCTGGCTAAAAAAGAGGCCCGCAAAGCTGAACTGGTAACAAGGTCTAACATAACTGAGGATATTGCAGAACTTCGCAGTATTAACAATGAGCTTGGCTTACTGAATGATGAAATTTCAGAGCTTCGCAGCATTACTGATGCTATGCCGGATGATGACGAACAAAATCCTGCCGGAAATGAAGGCCAGAGAGGCCAAGGCCAAGATCCTAACGGAGAGCAAAGAGGCATCCCTGCTGCACCGGTCGGCAGAACTGCTGTATTAGGCAGTTATGGATTGGGTGGAGTTCCGGGCCAGCAGCAAAGAGCAGCAGAGCCGGAAGACCCGTACGCTACTTTAGAATACCGCACAGCGTTTATGAAGTTTGCCAAGACTGGTCAGATCACCCCTGAACTCAGGGCCGATGCAATGACTACGACTACCGATGTTAGCGCAGTTATTCCCAGCACAATCCTGAACGAAGTTATCAAAAAGGTAACCGTCTATGGTCAGGTATTCAGCCGGGTAAGAAAGCTTAATATTAAAGGCGGCGTAACGGTTCCGATCATGTCCCTGAAGCCTACCGCTACATGGATTGGTGAAAGCACCCCGTCAGAGAAGAAGAAAGTCACCGCAAATACCAATGTAACCTTTAATTACTACGGTCTGGAGTGCAAAGTATCTACCTCGTTGCTGGCTGACACCGTAACGCTTACCGGATTTGAGACTGTTATTATTGACCTTATCACTGAGGCTATGGTAAAAGCTATTGACTTAGCTGTTATCAGCGGAGACGGAATTGGCAAGGCTTTGGGTGCAACAGTTGATCCGAGAGTTCCGGCAGCGCAGATCGTAACCATGACAGTAGATGAGTTTGCCTCGTGGCAGGGCTGGAAAAAAAGTGTATTTGCAAAAATGCCATTGTCCTATAAAGCAGGTGCAGCTTTCTTGATGGCCTCCGGGACATTTGAAAGCTACATTGACGGCATGGTGGATGCTAATGGCCAGCCTATCGGGCGCATTAACTACGGCATCACAGAGGGAGCCCAGGAGCGCTTTGGTGGCAAAGAAGTTATTTTAGTTGAGGATGATGTAATTGCTCCTTACGACGATGCTGCCGAGAATGATGTTGTTGCTGTGTATTGTAACCTTAGAAACTACGGGTTTAATAGTAACATGCAAATGACTATGTTCAGGTATCTTGACCATGATACAAACGAGTATGTGGATAAGGCGATCCTGATTTGTGATGGTAAGCTAATTGATCCCAACGGCGTGGTAATTATTAAGAAGGGCGCGTAAGGATGTGGTCTGATTGACCAATGAAGAACTTTTAGCTGAGTGCAAAAAAAGCTTTGGAATGCAAGTTGATAGCACTGACTTTGACGGTGCATTAATGCCAAAAATACTTACAGCCAAGTCTTATATGAAACGTGCTGGTGTTTCAGATACAGCCATGGAAGACGATTTAGCTGTTGGAGTTATAGTTATGCTCGTTACTGATTTATGGAATTCTGGAGGCGGGGAGATTAAATTTTCTCCCGCCTTTAGTGTAATGTTAGGTCAATTAGCTTTTGACTAAGGAGGTAAGACATGCAGCCGATTAACCGAACAGGACAAAAAATTAACACGGATGCCCGCGGTGTATCCGTCGATAAAGGATTTATTGCCCACTTTCAGGTACCTGCTACTAAAGCCGTGGCCGCAAGTGCCACAGGGGTATTAGTCGCGACAAACCTCACAGCAGCAGTACAGGCTATAACAACCGGACTAACTGGCCCAGCAGCGCCGCGGGCGCTAAGTATTGTCGGTAATGTGTCCGGCATGACCGGCAATGTGGTGGTCGCAGGGACCAACTACGCCAAAGAAGCTATAACAGAGACATTAGCGCTGAACGGCACCACAACCGTACACGGAGCCAAAGCGTTTAAAACCGTAACCAGTATTGCACTGCCAGTGCAAGTACATACGCCAGTTGCTCAAGTAGAAACAGCCACCGCAGCAGGAACAGTCACGACAGCCGGCAATGCCTCTGTAGTAGTCACCGCCTCTGGAATGACCGGAAGTCCCAAGACAATAGCCGTCCCGGTGACTGGTACCTGTCAGGTAGAAACTGCCACAGTTGTTGGGACTATTGGCGCGGCTGGGCAAGGCAACGCGGCAGTTGTAGTCACCGCTGCAGGCATGACTGGGAGTCCGGTTACTCTCGCAGTGGCAGTAGCTAATAACGACACCGCCGCACAGGTGGCAGGTAAAATAAAGACAGCTATGGGCCTTGATGCTGGCATAGCCGCATTTTTCACCATCGGCGGATCTGACGCAGCGATTACCTTGACAAGAAAAGCCGCCACTGCCAACGACGCCACAATGAATGTATCTATCGACAATGGCACCTGTACCGGACTGACGGCAGCTCCGACCTCTGAAAATACCACGGCGGGGGGAGTAG